ATGACAAAGGCTGGGATGCCAGAAAGCGTGCGTATTGCCTGAAAATCCAGCCAGCTACAGGGTCGTTCGCACGAAATCTTATTTATTCAACAAAGCCCAACCTGGCTTGATGGGACAACAAATGCGGAACACGATGAACGGGATGCTAATTTAGCTGGAGCGTTAATTACGTTACTTGATCCTGTCATCAAAGAGCTGGATGAAGCTATAAAAATACACGATCAGAGCTATACCGGAGAATAAAAAATGAAAAATAAATTTTCTGGCTTTATTGCCAGCGGTCAAACTCATTCAAAAATCAGCCTTGGGGATATTTTCAAAGACAGCTATGGCTATCGGGTAAAGATTATTTCGGTTGATGATCGTCGTGTCTCTTATTTGCGTGATGGTTATGATTTTGAATGTGTTATGCCGCGTCAGCAGTTCGAAAGAGATTTCATTCTGGTAAAAAATTGCAAGACAGATAATCAGAGGCGTGCCGCAGGCTATATCCGCAAAATTCGGGCAATGTTAGTTGCCGGAGGTAACAAATGAAACGTGCTCCGAACTTAAAATACCAACCGCGCGACAAAATGACGGAAGTCATCATTTTTGCTGGCAGTGATGCCTGGAGCCATGCAAAAGAATGGAATGAATGGGCAGGTAAGCATATTGCAGCAGATGATACACCACCAGTAATTCTGGGTACGGAACAACTGGAAAACCTGGATGATATGCAAATTATCGATGAAGGCCGTCATTATGTGCGTGTTTATCGTGCCGGAAAGATTGCAGAGAAAAGTCTGACGAAGGTTGCGACATTACTTGCTATTGCAGGCGTAAAGGAAGCACGTTGTTACCGTAGCTTTGTTGATCGAGAGCCTGAAGACTGGACTCCGCGCCTTGTCGGCCTAAAAGCTGAAGCGGAGCATGGGGAAAGTCTGGTGATTGAACTGCCAGTGAAGAAGGCAGAGCGCAAAAATGACGAGCGTGCTTCATCTTTGGCGTTGAATCAGATGGGGGCCAGCCAGCGCGGTGAAGTTCTCCTGGCACATTACGGCGGCGAACTGGCAATCAATGCCGACTCTGACACCGTTCATCATTACAACGGCGTTGTATGGGAGCCGGTTCAGGATAAAGAGTTACAGCGTGCTATGGCGCAGATTTTCATTGATGCGGAGATCAGCTATTCGCAGAACGCCATTAAATCGGCGGTAGATACCATGAAGTTAAGTTTGCCTGTAATGGGGAATACAGCCCGTAACCTGATTGGATTCAGTAACGGGGTATTTGATACCAGAACAGGTAATTTTCGGGAGCATAACAAAAACGACTGGTTGTTAATTGCCAGTGAATTACCTTTCAGCCCACCAGCAGAGGGGGAAACGCTGGCAACACATGCGCCGAATTTCTGGAAGTGGTTGCGCCGTTCGGTGGCTGAGAATGACCGCAAGGCAGATCGCGTACTGGCGGCATTATTCATGGTGCTGGCGAACCGGTACGACTGGCAGTTATTCATTGAGGTAACAGGGCCGGGGGGAAGTGGTAAAAGCGTGATGGCGGAGATTTGCACCATGCTGGCGGGTAAGGCTAATACAGTATCAGCAAGCATGAAGGCGCTGGAAGATGCAAGGGAACGTGCGTTAGTGGTTGGCTTTTCGCTGATTATCATGCCAGATATGACCCGCTACGCTGGTGATGGGGCAGGGATTAAGGCCATTACAGGCGGTGACAAGGTGGCAATTGACCCGAAACACAAAGCCCCCTATTCAACGCGTATTCCGGCAGTAGTGCTGGTGGTTAACAATAACGCCATGTCATTCAGTGACCGCAGCGGGGGGATCTCACGTCGTCGGGTGATATTCAATTTTTCGGAAGTTGTACCGGAGAACGAACGCGATTCGATGCTGGCGGAAAAAATAGAAGGTGAGCTGGCGGTAGTGATTCGTCATCTGCTTACACGGTTTGCTGATCAGGACGAAGCCAGACGCCTGTTATATGAGCAGCAGAAATCTGAAGAAGCACTGGCGATAAAGCGAGAGGGGGATTCGCTGGTGGACTTCTGCGGCTATCTCATGGCATCGGTAATGTGTGATGGCCTGTTAGTGGGTAATGCTGAAATTGTGCCATTCAGCCCACGCAGGTATCTCTATCATGCCTATCTGGCTTATATGAGGGCACATGGGTTTGGTAAACCTGTAACACTGACGCGCTTCGGTAAAGATATGCCGGGGGCAATGGCGGAATATGGCAGGGAGTATATGAAACGGAAAACGAAGCACGGTTTGCGTTCAAACGTGACACTGACGGAGGAATCAGAAGACTGGATGCCATCATGTGTATCGGTCACTAATGACGATAGCAAAAATTAAACTTATGGAATAACTGTTCACCACTGTTCACCCTGTCATAAATATCTTTTATATCAGTATATTATAGGGTGAACAGTTATTTATGAACTGTTCACCAAACTATTCACTGTTCACCTTTTTGATTGTTTATTGAGCTTCAAGGGTGAACAGTGGTGAACAGTTGGTGAATAGTTTTTGTGAAACTGTTCACCCATTAACATTATGAATTAAAAGAGAAAATATCAAAAGGTGAACAGGTGAAGGGTTAAAACGCAAAAATTTTAATTTACTGCTGTGAGATAAAGCCTATGACAGCGAAGCACACAAAAAAATCACAATCGCACGCCCTTGATTTGACGGAACACTGGTTAAGGGTGTCGATAAAAATCATCGACCGCAACGCCGGGGAAGGATACGCGAAAGCACATCCCGAACTGATTAGCGCATTCATGACAACGGCGGCTGCAAATTTTGCCACTCTGACCGAACGGGAGATTGCTGAAGCGGAGGAAGTGACAACAATCAATATTAAGTCCGGAGAGCAGGCAGCATGACGGCGCAAATATCAGTTTACGGGCGGTTGGTGGACGACCCGCAGACAAAACAGACCAGCAAGGGCACCCCCATGACGCTGGCGCGTATGGCGGTATCACTGCCCTGCAGTCAGTCGGATGACGGTCAGGCGACGATGTGGTTATCTGTCCTGGCGTTTGGCAGACAAGCCGACGCGCTGGCAAAGCATCACAAAGGCGAACTCCTAAGCGTGGCGGGTAACATGCAGATGAGCCAGTGGACTGGACAGAACGGCGAAACGCGGCAGGGCTGGCAGGTTATCGCAGACAGCGTAATCAGTGCGCGATCGGTGCGACCGGGCGGCAAAAAAGGCCAACAGGGGCAGGCTACTGACGCACTGAACAGAGCAAAACAACAGGCAGATCAGCAAGGAAGCCAGCCACCAGTGGGAGATAATGAGCAATGGGGAGATGATATCCCGTTTTAAATATTGCCAATAAAAAAAGGCCGGAAAAAATAAATTTTCCGGCATGCTACATAAATCCCGACCAAAGGGAGTGAAGATATTAACACTAATTGTCCGCACTGAAGTTGTCACCCCAAAACTTTATACAACATTGCACTCGGTTGCATGTGTTCGCATGACAAATATCGGTGATAGCATATATCCACAATTATTTTTAATGAATGCAAAGAGGATGCGTATGGTTGATTTATATTCGCCTACTCAGCTTGTACAGGTGGTTAATGCTGTAGATGTACAAAAACAACTAAATGCGTTGTTTACCAGTTTGTTTTTTACTCGCTCGGTAATGTTTGAATCGCGCGATATTATTCTTGATACAATCGACGATCCAAATATCCCAATTGCAGCGTTTTGTTCTCCTATGGTGGGTAGTAAAGTTTCACGTGACGAAGGGTACGAATCAAAAACAATTCGTCCAGGCTATATGAAGCCGAAAAGCAGCATTGATCCAAATAAGTTAGCTGTGCGCCCTGCTGGTGTATCACCTGAGCAATACAATGCTTTTGGGGCGCGTAATATTAAAGTTAAACAGGCGATTGTAAATCAAGCTAAAGCTATTCGTGCACGTATTGAATGGCTTGCTGTTCAGGCAATCACAACGGGGAAAAATATCATTGAGGGCGATGGTATTGAACGTTATGAGCTGGACTGGAATATTAAACCACAAAATATCATCACTCAGTCTGGCGGTGCTGAGTGGTCAGGTAAGGATAAAGAAACTTTTGATCCAAATGATGATATTGAGAGCTACACAGAATTTAGTGAGGGCGTCACTAATATTATCATTATGGGCGGTAATGTATGGAAGAAATACCGTTCATTCAGAGCTATAAAAGAGGCTCTGGATACCCGTCGTGGTTCTAATTCCGAACTGGAAACGGCCCTTAAAGACCTTGGTGATTCGGTGAGTTTTAAAGGGTATATGGGCGATGTTGCGATTGTTGTTTACAGCGGGCGTTATACCGACGAGGACGGAACAGAAAAACATTTCCTTGATCCTGATTTGATGGTGCTTGGCAATACGGCTCTTCAGGGGATTGTCGCCTATGGCGGTATTCAGGATCCGGAGCTAATCCGAATGGGGCTGACTAAAGCCGAACTTGCACCGAAAAACTATATTGTGCCTGGTGATCCGGCTATTGAATATGTGCAGACACATTCAGCACCACAGCCAATACCGGCCCGCATCAATCGTTTTGTTACCGTTCGCATTGGCTAAGGGGGAGCAATGGCTACTCATTACACTGAACTCATGGCTGGCACTGAAGCACTGGTGACTACGCTGGGGATATTTTCAGCTAATAAAGGGGTAATTCCTGCATTTACGCCACTGATGCAGGAAGATGCAACAGGTGCACTGGTAGTATGGGATGGTTCGAGCGTAGGTAAAGCGGTTTATGTTTCCGCTGTACAAATCGACACCGCGAAAAAAACACAGGCTCAGGTCTATAAGACAGGTGTCTTAAATGTTGATGCTCTGAACTGGCCTGAGTCTGTTAAAGAACTGTCAGTAAAGGTTGCAGCGTTTGTTGGCTCAGGTATTTCTGTTCAGCCGCTGGCTCGTGTGTAAAGGGGGATACAATGCAGAATGATTACAATGACCTTAAGCCAATTGCCGAAATGATGTACCCGAATCCAGCTGTAGAGGAATTAAAAGCTATCGCTGACAAAATGTGTTTAAGCGAGCGCCTTGTTGATATGAATCAGGTGATGGAAATTACAACCCTGAGTCGTCGTACACTGCTAAACCTTGAGGCTAGTGGAGAGTTCCCGGAGCGTGTGCAGGTTACGGAAGGGCGTAAGGCCTGGTATTTAAGTGAAGTGATCGACTGGATAAATAATATTCCTCGCGCTTCTGAATATTGCCGCGTACCTGTCCCAAAAAAGCCAGATGCGGCGCTATGCCTCAAGATTGAGCGTGTACGCCGCAATGCACGGGATGGTCGCTATAAGCTGATTGGTTGATGAAATTAGGGCCCGCTCTGGCTGGCGGGTCCTTTCCGGTGATCCAGAACGTTACGGGGCGTCAGGCGCGCAGTTTTTCGCTATTTGTGAAAATTTTCCTGTTTAAGGCGTTTCCGTTCTTCTTCGCCGTAACTTAATGTTTTTATTAAAAACACCCCCTAAAAAGAAAGGAAACGACAGGTGCTAAAAACAGGCTTTTTGGCCTCTGTCGTTTCCTTTCTCTGGTTTTGTCCGTGGAATGAACAATGGAAGCCAACAAAAAGCAGCTGGCTGACATTTTCGGTGCGAGTATCCGTACCATTCAGAACTGGCAGGAGCAGGGAATGCCCGTTCTGCGAGGCGGTGGCAAGGGTAATGAGGTGCTTTATGACTCTGCCGCCGTCATAAAATGGTATGCCGAAAGGGATGCTGAAATTGAGAACGAAAAGCTGCGCCGGGAGGTTGAAGAACTGCGGCAGGCCAGCGAGGCAGATCTCCTGCCAGGGACTATTGAGTATGAACGCCATCGACTTACGCGTGCGCAGGCCGACGCACAGGAACTGAAGAATGCCAGCGAAACAGGTGAGGTAATTGACACTGCATTTGCGACTTATGCCTTGTCGAAATTAACTGGGGAAGTTGGAGCAATCATTGATAGTCTTCCACTTGCGATCTGTCGACAGTTTCCTGGCATGGAAAAACGGTATCAGGACTTCATTAAGATGGAGGTCAGTAAAGCATTTATTCGAGCTTACCAGATCTCAGATAACATTCCAGATATGGCTGAAAGGTATATCAAGGATAATCAGCGAAGTTAAAACAAATGAAACCATAGGTAGGAAGAGTGCTTAGGTGGTTCTTTGTTGCTTAAAAGTCGCCAGTAAAACTGGCGATAGATTTTATTTGTCAAAAGCATTTGACCTTTTAAGGTAGTGGTACTATGGATATTTTTCTGTCGTTCCCAAATGAACTTTTAAATAATTTCGCTCTTGGATACATCTTAACTAGTGATGCGACTTCATCGAACTCGCTGGCATCAAAAAGAGGACCAAGTATTACAGATTTTAACTCAAAAGGGTGAAATTTTAAGTCGCTATATTGACCAGTGCTATTTGGCCTAGCGTAGGTTGAAATTCTCCACTCTCTTTCATATGCCCATTCTTCTGTTTTTATGAATATTATCTCATTATTGATATATTCAATTGACTTATTGTCTGGCATGAAAAGCAACTCGGCCATCCCTTCAGCAGTGTGAGTTAGAGGCATTTCATCTGTGTATTTCATAGGTTTGGCTATTAACCAAGCGCTATCCAGAAAGTCTACACAATCAAATTCGATAACTATACCTTTATATTTATCGGCATAGTGATTCCACATAGGAGTGATTATAGGGCTCTCAGATAAACACAAAATCCTTCTGTTATTAAGCATTCCTCGCCAGACATCTTTCATTTCTTGTATTGCCGCAGGAGCGCCAATCCCAACTGGTGGAATGTTTACCATTTCTTGAAATCTTTCAATTAATCCTGCGGGTATGCCTAAAGGAAATGACTTTTGGAAATCACTTAGCATTGTTCTAATTCTAGGATTTAAATTTTGTATGTCTTCTCTGGGGGTAATCAACTCCGCTATTAACTTGCGGGCTAAAGCTTTGCCAATATTAATTTCGTTAATACCAGGCATAACTTCTCTTGGAACATCAAAAGGGTCATTAAATAGGACCGGAGAACTCCATCTAAGGCTGCATGAATCAAGAACAATCTTCGCGGTATTCAACGACATATACTTATAAAATGTTGAGCGTTCATGCATTCTGTTGGGTGAGCGCATAGATTCCTCTTGTTAAATGAGTGATGGTTTTCATCCATGTATTGCACGTTGTATTGCATTCAAGGATTTTCCATTTCAATTCTATAGCTAAAACGTAATCAAATCATTCACATCCTTTCATATTTGACTCATGTAACCCAAACACGAATTTAATTACCAGCAGGCGGTTGAGCGCCTTCCTGGTGAAGATCCGGCTCAGCTGAACGACCCGGCCTACCGTCGTCTGCGTATCATTACCGATAACCTCAAACAGGAAGAGCACGCCATTGTCCAGGTGGAAGAAATGCAGGCGGTGAATGCCGTGCTGTATGGCAAATACACCATGGAAGGGGAACAGTTTGACACGGTCGAGGTGGATTTCGGACGCTCTGAAGGAAATAACATTGAGCAGGCCGACGGTAAAAAATGGTCTGAGCAGGACCGTGATACGTTTGATCCGACGCATGATATTGACCTTTACTGCGATCAGGCCAGCGGTCTTGTAAATATTGCCATTATGGACGGTACGGTCTGGCGTCTGCTGAATGGCTTTAAGCTGTTCCGCGAAAAACTGGATACCCGTCGCGGCTCAAATTCACAACTCGAAACGGCAGTGAAAGACCTGGGAGCGGTGGTGTCTTTCAAAGGGTATTACGGTGATCTGGCCATTGTGGTGGCGAAAACGTCTTATGTGGCAGACGACGGTACCGAAAAACGTTATCTGCCGGTGGGCACACTGGTCCTGGGGAATACGGCAGCAGAGGGCATTCGTTGCTATGGTGCCATTCAGGATGCGCAGGCGTTGTCCGAAGGTGTGGTGGCCTCTTCCCGTTATCCGAAACACTGGCTGACTGTGGGCGATCCGGCCCGTGAATTCACCATGACGCAGTCCGCACCGCTGATGGTGCTGCCGGATCCGGATGAGTTTGTGGTGGTGCAGGTGAAATAATCCGTGAGCGGGGGCGAAATGCCCCCGTGTCTTTTTTCACAGGAGGCTGAGATGGCAACAAAAGAAGAAAATCTGAATCGTCTTCGTCAAC